TTCTTGATTCCTTTTGACCTCCGTCTATCTTATCAGCATAATCAACATCATATGAAATAGAAAAGCCTCCACCTGAAAGGGGAGTGTATCTACCAGACGCTTTTAGATTACCTGTCTTTCCGACAGGGCATCGCTCTTGAGATTTTCTGAATATTTCTTTACCCATAGCATCAACAAATCTTTTTATTTGACTGTCGAGACCTGTGGGTAAAAATCCTGCTTGAACCATAGTTAAACTCCTATGGTTTATTATACGAAGCTAGGTTTATTTTTTTACTTATCTTCGTGGTCTTCTACTTTAGCCACTTCTTCCCTAGCTTTTATTTCCTGTTGTACATCATACTTAGTCTTGATGTTTGGGTTAACACCAGGCATTCTTATTTTTTTATATTTTTTATTCCCTGTGGGTTTCATTGTAATGGAATGTCTTCCTTAGTAATTTGTCTAGCTATTAATTTGTCTGCCACTTTATCTTCTATCTTATCCTTATTAATTAAGGCTAAAGTTACTCCCACACCTACAGCTAGTGAACTTACTACAGGTAGACTTTTCATTGCCATTCGTAATGCTTTAGTCATCTATGCTCCTGCTAAAATTGCTGCAAACATCATACCTACTATGCAGGCAAAGTATGCAACTAGTTTTATATTTATTTTAATTTTTTCCCAGTTATTCACTTTCTAGTACCTTCATACCAAGTGCGATTATTCCACCTGTACAACCTGTGGCTATTTCTGTATAGCCTTGCCACACACCCACTGCACTTAATACTCCTAGTACTATTATAGCAAGAAAAATTTGAGGTCTTAATTTACCCATCATTATTGCCTATTTCCTTCATTACGAGTTTGTTCTAATTGTTTTTCAAGCTGTTGAACTTCTTGCTGCAAGTTTTCAATATCTTTTTGCATAGCCGTTATATCAACTTGCAACATGGTAAACCAACTTACAGCAGAAACTAATATGGCTCCTACTGTAAGAACTAAAGTGGCTGTAACTTTATATTTATTTTTACCAACCTGAATGTCCACTATGGGCTAACGCCTCCTGGTGGAACAGGTGTTGATAATAATACTTCGTAGTTATTATTTACTTCCCATATACTAGCTAATGTACTAGATTGCACTGTAAATTCTTTTGTTGCTAAGTTACTATCGTGTCCAATCTGTGAAAACTGAATAGTTAACTCACCAATATCAGCTTGTCTAATTACACATGTACCACCAGATGATACGATGTTGCTCAAAACTAACTTGTTAATCTTAGCGTTAGTATTTGTTAAACTACCTGTGTCTAACCAAATTCGGTCATATGTACCACCTTCAGTCTTCAACAAGTCTGCCATGAAGTTACCACCACTAACTCTTAGGTTTCTTAATGTACTTGTAAGAGTCTGTGAAATACTTAATCCATCAGCAATGTTTTCTTTAATCACAACTTTGTGAGCAGTTACATCTGATAGTGTTAATGTTTTACATGTATTTCTTTCAAACAATAGCTCACCTATTTCTAGTCTAGCTGTTGTTCCTGATTTACCTTCAATTAAGATAGCTTCAGATTTACCTGATGGTATTGTTGAACCTGTATATGCTTCACCAATTGATACATTAGAGATATTTATTTCTTCTACTGGTGTAGTTCCGAGGACAATCCTTAACGTGTTATCGTCTGGGAAATCTTTCCTCCACGCCATTTCCTTCTCTAATGTTTCGCTAGGAAATTCTGATGGTGCTGCATAAATACCTGGTGAACCATTAGCAAAACTTCTTTCTACCACGATTTCATTTACTGCAACTGCTGTTGTAGCTGTACCACCAACTGCCAATAAACCTACTGCCATTTGAGGATTTAATCCAAAGGCTCTAAGCATACTGTATGGAGATTTCATTATTGTAAAGAACTTTCTCCACTTAGTTGATTCACTATTTAAGTATTCTACTTTTGCAAATAACCAATCCCTAAATGCTTTTACATCTTGATAGATATAAAGAGGTGATTTTAGTATTGCCATAGGAGTAGCTTTTGCTAGTCTAATCATTTGTTTTAGACTTCTAATATGCACAGCCATTCCTAATAAGATTGATGTGACCGATATTCCAATTGAATACCAATACCATGTCTGTAGAAATTCTAAATAAGATAATACCATCGTGTAGGTAATCACATAATTAAAATACCCTATCTCTATTGGTGCTATTTCCCACCATAGATTGACTGGATTAATTGCCGTAATGCTTAACGCTATTCCACCACTCACTATTGTTACAAATGTGAATAGTGCGAGCAGAGCGTTCCCTGCTTTCTTTAACATTGATTTCATCAAGTTACTCCTGTTTAACTAGTAAGTTCCCCGACAATTATCATTAACGATAGTAAAAAGGCTATAAATATACTTAATTTTATTAATATTTCTGTACGCATATAGTCACTTAGTCCTCCGTTTAACTAACTGCCTATACTATTATACTAATTAGGAGCCCAAACTTCTGGCAAAACATCATTAAATGTTTGTGAACTGTCATCAAACCTATTTAGGTATATGATGTCCTTACCAATCTCTCCATATTTAGGATGATAATATAGTGCTAGTTGTCTTGGTTTATTGATGGCTTGCACTCTTTGCATGGCAAATTCATCTCCACCTTTCATGCATCCACAGATATGTATCGCACCTGTGCCAATATCTATTTCATCTATTCTATGAAAGTGCCCTATCAAAACTGAATCAAAGTATTCAGGTAAACCAATTTTTTCGTCTCTTAATTTACCTATTTCATCTTGAAGACCTTTTCTAAACTGTAGGATGTTACGCATGTTTAGAATACCTTTACTAATCGCCGTGCCACTTCCTGCACCATTTACAAAGTCTCCATGAGATAGAAGTAGATTTCTATTTTTAACTTCTACTGAAGTCATGAAAGATTTAGGAATATGAAACTCTATGTTCTTTTGATTTCTACAGAATACCGATACCCATTGATACAACATATAATCCCAATCCATATATTTATTCTTCATAGGTGGTTTCCTAGTCATTCGACCATGATTACCAACAACACATGGAACTCTTACTTTATCGAAGTGTGGGGCTAAAAACATTAATGCTTGTGCAATAAGATTAGCTCCTCTAATCATTTGTCCCATGTTGTGGTCATTATTAGTTAAAGCTAATTCCATATGGATGTCTCCACTAATCATATCGCCTAACATAGGAATTACTAATTCATCTATCTCTACAGAGTTTCTTCGTAGTTCGGCAAGAGTTAATACTTGAGTAGCCCATCCGTGTAGTCTTTTATTAAATATATCAATGTTGTAAGAGTTTAAACCCACCATCTCGTCTGCTTCAACATTATCTCCAATGTGTGTATCTGATAGAGGTGCGACCATAGATTGTGCACTTGCAGCCCTGACTTTTGTTTTAGGCTTTCGTATCTTATATTTTTGAACTGACTTGTAAGAAGGAGTAAATTTTTTAACAGCGTCTATAAGTAGTTCTTTTTTAGCTTCTTGTTTTAACGCTGACTCAGCTAATTTTTTCCAGTACTTTGCTTCACCTTTATATTTTTCAATATTCTTAATTAGTTTAGCGTGAGCGTCAGGAGAAAACTCTGTTGGCATTTCTTGGGTTTCTTCTTTAGAGAGCCCCTCTCTTAAAGAGACTTCTCTGTCGTACCACTTTTGATAAGTTGTTCGGTGTGCTGCGAAATTGTGTTCTTCTGCCATCCACACGGCTATTGATTCCCAACTCCACCCTGCGAGTCGCCTCTTGATTATTTCGCTTTTTGCCTTTTCTGGGATATGAGTCATAGTCTCTCCTTATATCTAATACTATTATTTTACCACACGTAAAACAGTGTAAATCTTTATCTTCGTTTAGTTGCATTGATGCACTACATTTAGGGCAAGTAATCAAATATCTAACTTATCCATATCTAGTTTATCGAATAATTCTTCAGCTAACATTATGCCAGCTTTAGAGTCACTGTGAAAATGAACACCTGCTGTTACTCTATTTGTAGTTATTTCATCAGCTAAATCAAAGAATCTTTCTTCATACTCTGGATACTTTTTAGTTAACACCATTGCAATAATATGTGATTGAAATGCATGACCTGATGGATAAGACGGAGTTTTACTAGTTTTTAAATCTTCAGGCACCATGTTTACTCCGTGATAGTCTGTTAAATCTTTTGGTCTAGGTCTATTAAATTTCATCTTTTGTCTTAAGATTATTGTCCTAGTCTCTCTGATGATTGGTTTTAAATCTTCTTTAGTCAAATTTATTTTATCTTCTTCCTTTTTATCTATATCAAGAACTTTAGCTAAATCAATGAAAGACTTATCTAAATCATTATCTTGTTCTTGAATTGCTTTTTCTTGATAATCATCTGGGCGTTCTTGAAAGTTTTCATGAGCTGTTAATATTTTTTCTAACTCTGCCTTTACTTCTTCACTTTCATTAGGAAAAGGTTTTGGTAATTCAATTTCATCTACCTCATCTAAAGTTAAATCAAATAGTTCTAAATCTCTTTCCATAGCCTTTTTAGAACCAGGTCTTAGTTCAGCCGTGTCAGTCCACTTTAAATCAGATACATCTTCTGCTTTTGCAAGTTTCTGTGTGTAGTTGTAAGCTGCATTGTTACCTGTATAAGTTCCACGATGTTCGTCAGCATCTCTAGTTAAAATTTTTATATCTTCTTCATCTTGAATTTCATCTACATAATCTTCATCTGCTTTTTGAATTTTATATTTTCCTGTTTTGATTTTATTTTTAATTTGTTTTATTTGATTAGCTATGGATTCTTTTGCATCATCCATACTAAATGATGCATCTTCTTTATCATGTTCTGTATCATGAGCTTCGTCAGAATGTTTTTCTATATACGCACCATCATCTGATTTCAAAATGTCTGATATAAAACTATCTATATCTTTTGGTTCTGTGTCTTTTTCTATTTCAGGATTGTCATCAATCTCGTCTTT